TGTGGCTAGAAGGAATGCTGTTGAGCCGGAAGTGACTGAGCCGGAAGTGACTGAGCCAGTCGTTGAGCCAGTCGTTGAGCCAGTCGTTGAGCCAGATGTGACTGAGCCAGATGTGACTGAGCCAGAAGTGACTGAGGCGGGCGTGACTGAGCCAGATGTGACTGAGCCAGTAGAAGGTGAGAAGCCCGAAGGCGAGTCTGTCGAAGAGTCTGGCGAAGAGGACGTGACTCGCGTTCTCGGCCCTGGTGCCCTGGGTGAGATTGGTTCTTCTGCCCCTGGTGAGCCTGAGGGTGGTCATGGTGGCGCTGCTGCCGTGTCCACGGAGAAGCCTGCCGTCGATCAGATGGGTGGCGAGGGTGCCGAACAAGCCACCTCTTCCTCCGGTGGTCGATAACGCCAGCCCTGAGGATGCTGATGTTGTTGACATAGCCGTTAAGCGGGCTGCGGTTGCTGGGAGGCGGCGGGGTTGGCATCCTTCTGACGGCCCTGCCGCTGCCAGCACTGGGGATTGAAGGTTCACCCCTCTTTGACTGCCACAGGCAGGTGTTCGCGCTTCCCCCCCGTCGCGCTGGATGCCTGCCTGTGGCTTTTTGTTTGCTCGGGGTTCGAGTAGTCGGGCATGGGTAAATCTGATGCGAGTTTCCGTGAGCTTGGCAGTAAACCGAAGACGACTGTGATCGGCGGCATGTATGACGGTGCTGTTGGCGTGGTGGTGGCTGAGCGTGCCGTGGGTGCTGGTCGTGAGGTGACGATTGAGTTGAGTGATGGAACCAAGGTGACTGTGATTGAGGCGGGCAAGGTTGTGTTGATCACGGAGAAGGCTTACGAGCCTCCTTCTGTTCCTGGGCAGCGGGATTCTGCTTCGGATTCTGCTTCGGAATAGCTTTCACGTTTGGGTGCATGCATGGCACATCGACGTGCCCCTATTGGTTGAATGATCATGTTCAGTTCAGTTTTCAGCCAACCAGTAGGGGTTCCCGAATGCTGCTTGAAACCGCCCAACTCCCAGCCCAACTCCCAGCCCAAGATCGCCGTCCGGAAATTTTGGAAGCAGATGTTGCTACGCATCCCAGCAGCAAACCCAGCACACCCAGCACACCCAGTAAACCCAGCAAACCAGAAGCCACCATCAACGGTGTACTCGTGAGCGATGTGTGGGAAACCTACATCGCCTGCAGGTCAGTACACGTCAGAGACGCCCTCCTCGTCCACTATCAGCCACTCGTCAAAAAGGTTGCCTACTCGGTTGTGCAGAAACTTCCGAACCATTTCGAGGTTGATGATTTGTTCTCCTACGGGCAGTTCGGTCTAGTTGAAGCAATTGACAGGTTTGAACTTGACAGGGGTGTGAAGTTTGAGGCTTACGCTTCAGTGCGTGTACGCGGGGCCATGCTGGATCACATACGGCAACAGGAATGGATGCCCAGGCGGGTGTGGGCCAGGCTCCGCGAGATGAAGGTCGCGCATGACGATTTGGTGCGTGAGCTTGGCAGGGAGCCTAGTTCGCTGCAGGTCGCTGACCGGATGGGTATCACTGTGGAGGCTTTGTTGACGGCGCAAGCGAAGTCGGCTGCGAATAAGAGTTCCGTGAGTTTGGATGCCGTGTCCGAGTCGGGCGTGTCTCTTGATGTTGCTGATGCTGGGAGTACAGATTTTGCTTTGTCTGTGGAAATGTCTCGCGCTTGTGCCGCTTTGGCTGGGGCTGCTCAATGTTTGCCGCCTGTACATAAGGCGATTGTGTTTTTTTACTATGTTCAGGGCATGAAGATGCGGGACATTGCTCGGGTGTTGGGTTTGCGGGAGTCTTTGGCGTGTGCTCTTCATGCCCGCGCGGCGTTGATGTTGCGGGAACGTCTAGCCCTGACCTGCTGAGACCTGCTAGAGCTGACCTGCAAACGCGCGTTCAAGCGAAGGTTTCGGCGGGAGTCCCTAACTCTTTACTTGGGTATCGAAAAAAGTTCCCCGAAAAGTACATACGCGGCCCTGCCCGGAGGCAGGAGCCGCGTATGGTGTTGGTATCCGAAAAAACAACAACACAATTGAATGGTATAGCAACTCGGGTGGCTGAAAGACCTGGCGCAACGAAAATCGCGAGAGAATTTTCCATAGTCGGAGGTAAGGCGACTTAAAACAAATACCCCTCCCGTCGTGAGGCAGACCGACCTGTCTCCTTTAGATCACCAACCAGGGATGGTTCACGCGGGTACTTGCGTGTGTGTGGCGTAGTGAGAATTAAAGAGCCCACTGGCGCATGGTTACGAGTCAACTCGACCATGAAGTACCCGTTTCTGGTGGGTAGAATCGTAGGAGCGAACACCCAGTTGATCATGGCAGGGGTGGAGTCCAACAATTCAAACATTTCAAACATTTCTGGAATATCCGATTCAAACATTTCTGGAATATCCGATCACGTCTGAAGTTCATCCGACTTGGCCCGTTTGGGACTTAAAAAAGGCGAGGCGGGGAGCGCCCGAAAGGGCGCGAGACAGGAGCGAAGTGGAGCGCCCCCCTGGGGCGCGTTCCCGCCTGCGAAGAAATCGCTGCAAAGTGAAGGAACACTAGGGGCATGAGCCTTCGGCTCACAAAGGCAAAGAAGGGGGTATATGTAATCGGGCTTCGCCCTCACGGGCCTGCGGCCCAAAAGACATTTATCACCTTGATCGGCAACGTCGAATACTCCAAAAGGAACATTCTCACCCAACCATGTCACTCAACTGCCACTACCCAGACATCCTTTGGGGGCCTCAATGAAGAGGACTGCCCTTTTGCAGGAATCCCTTCTGGGGTGCTGGGAGCCGATTGGTTGAACATGGCTGGCACCTATCAACCCTTCAACGCGGATAAGTTTCGTGCCGCCATCAGGTTCACGTTTCACATGGCAGCCGATGTTCAATCAGGTGGGCCGTGGTTCCATTTCGCAGACGAACTCACAAACGTCACTCCTGCCGCTGGGGATCACGTCCCGTTCAATCCGAATGTTGCAGCCGCCGTTGTCAGTCGGCCTGCTGTCCAGGTTGTGTGTGGGGTTGCATTTGTTGATGTGAACGCGCGTCCAACGCCTTTCGGTTTGATGGCAGCCACCGATTTGAAGATCACTTTGTTGGATCAGGAATGGGAACTGGTGAAGGATTGTGTCGCTGTCACGCTAGGTGGGGACACTTACGAGTACCGGCGCACTGAGCCTCCCGGTGGCTTGTTCGATGTGGGTGTGTACGCGATGATTTTTGTTGCCGTTTCGGAAACGTAAACGGAAACGGAAACGTAAACCAGTTAGCTGAGCAGGAGGGAGGTTCGACATGCCGGGAGTTATCAGGCATCAACAGCGTCACGTTCATCAAACGATTTATCAGCATGTTCGGGCTGCTTTGGGGTTGGCTGGCTGGATGGGTGGCACGCCCCCGTTCAATGCTGTGCCGGTGACAATGTTGGACATTCAGCCGATTGAGGGTGGTGTCGTTCCTGCGTTGAACTGTGTCGCGGTGACGATGGGTGAGGAACGCCCGTTTATGGATCTTGAAATGGGGGCGGGGTTGACGGGTGGGAGTATTGATTTCTATTGCGATGTGTTTGGGCAGGATTTGAGTACGGCTGTAGCTATTTGTGATGACATCAGGGACGCAATGGATGTGATCATTCCGTTGCGGGATTACACGCACTTAGTTACTGGTGTTCCTGTTGATGCGTTGATTGAGTTTGAAGAGGTCGGTGTTGATGTTCCACCGACTGCTGGTCAGGTGGATCAGCGTACTTGGCGGGTGGTTGCCGGTGTGGCTGTGTGTGAGTTTATTCCTCGCGAGGTCGATTTAGTGACTGGTTACACGCAGGGCTACACGGAGCCCTATCACTAGTTTTTGCTAGTTCTACTAGATACAGGGAGTCGTCGTCATGGCTGGTAACACTGGCAGCACTGGTAGCACTGGTAGCACTGGTAGCAGTAAGCCGAGCAAGCCGAGTAAGCCGAGTAACGATCAGAACCTTGTCAACCGTGCAGCCCCTGTCGCTATGCCAGGTTTGCGGGCAGCATCGGATTACAGGTTTTATGACGGCACGGCGTGGGTGAGTTTGCAGGGACTCCCCGGTTCGGCTGGTGTTGACGGTTCGACGTGGTTCTTCTCCAATGGTGTGCCGCTGCTGGGTGATGGTGTCCCTGGCGATAAGGCTCTCGATTTCACGACTGGCAACGTGTATGAGAAGACTGATCCGATTAGTTGGACTCTTCGCGGGAACATGAAAGGCCCGAAAGGCGACCCTGGCACAGCGGGTACTGATGGTACTGATGGTGCTGCGGGTACTCCCGGTACTCCTGGCACGAACGGTGCAGACGGTGCAGACGGTGCAGACGGCAAGGACGGGACGGGTGTTTCCATTCAGGGTCAGGCGGCGACTACGCTTCCTACGCAGCGACCTGATGCGACACCTTTGCGGCCAGGTGACATGTTTTTGCTTGGAACTCCGCTGCCTGTTGGTGTTCCTGCTTCTGCGGCTGGGCCTGCCGCTGTTGGTGATGGAATCATTTCTAACGGCGTGGGTGGTTGGACGAATGTTGGCCCCGTTCGCGGCCCTAAGGGCGACAAGGGTGACCCTGGCACAGTGGGTACGCCTGGTATTCCTGGCGGGGATGGTACTGATGGCAAGTCGGCGTATCAGTTGTGGCTTGATGCCGGGAATGTTGGTACTCAGGCACAGTTTTTAGCGGGCATGGTTGGTACTGCCGGTACTGCCGGTACGCCTGGTACTCCCGGTGCGGATGGTAATTCGATTCAGGTGTTCCAGTCGGCGCTCCCTCCGGTGGGTATGAATCCTGGCGATTTCTGGATTCTTCCTTAGCCTGCAAGTTTGGGGCGTTCCGGGTCGGCGCGTCCCGAGAGTCAGGTGGACAGGGAGAACGGGAGAACGCGAGTCAGGAGAGATACCCGTGGCAGGTTTGAATCGTTACTGGAACGGAACCCAGTGGCTTGATCTTCAAGGCGCGCCTGGCGCGACTGGCCTGACTGGTTTGACCGGCCTGACTGGCCCGCCTGGCCCATCCGCTGTGTCTGCCGATGCTGGCAATATGGCGAAACTGGGATCAGATTCACTCATCTACGTTGACGCGCATAGAATCCATGCCCTGACGCGAGGCAATGTGCTGGTCAATGGCGATTTCTCGGTGTGGCAGCGCGGCAACGGTTTCTCTGCAGCCCAGATTCCCTTAACTTTCCCGGTTGGGCAGAATTACACCGCTGACGGGTGGCAAGTCCAAACCCTAGGCGTGGCGGCGTTACCCACCATGGGCCAGAGCGGGTTCGGCGGATTGCAGGCTTTTGGTCAATGCCGCCTGCAACAAACAATGTCTCACACCGATCAGCCGATGGCTGACTATTCCCCTTTCACACTGTTTCTGCACGGGGTAGGCCCAGGGTTCACTGCTCTGGCAATCGACGCCGTTTATTTGACGTTGACGTGGAAGAAAGGTGCCGCACCTGTGCGCACGAAGCTGCTCACGGGCATCGCTAAACCGTCGAAGGTTAAGGACGCTTTGCGGTTCGTGTTCCCGGCGATCAGGCCGTTTGGTGGGCCTGCCCCGACGTGGGGCGACGGCACGGTGTGGGAAGCACCAGCGTTGTATAACGCTTCCGAGTTCACTTGGACGCTTTCAATTCACATGAAAGCTTCGGACGCGAACAGCATCATCAATGGCGCGTTCTTGTGCGACGGTGATGTGGATTTGGACACGATGCCGAAAGAGGATCGGGTGACAAATCTGGCCCGCTGTCAGCGCCGCTACTACCGCGACAAGCCTGGCGTTGTTCCGATCAACATGACGACCGCAAACGGCGGATATTTCAGTTGGCCGATAGCACAAGTCATGCGTTCCTTTGACAGCACCTTTCGTCATAGCATCAAACGATTCGTGAGCTACACGTCATCGGCGCTGCTGTTGCCAGACGATTTAGGGCTTGCCTATTTCACTTTCGGCATCGCTGTCCCCGGTGGCATCGCTGTCGCCGTTGGCATCGGCGGTGGGCCTAAAGTCCACGTCTCCACAAAGTCGGGAACTGTGTTCACCATGCTTCTGCGTGACTGGGACACGCAGAACGCATTCAGCGGCTCTAGCGGCGTTTTACAACACGGAGTCAACGTCTTTTACGAAATTGAGGCTGAGCCCAGATGAATGATGTCGTCCTCTACGTTCACTACGGCAGCACCTCGACTTCGGTCTGCCTGTCTAACGTCCCTGAAATGATTGTTTCCGCCCAGTCGGAGGATCACCCATTCCATTCCTTCGCACACGAAGAGGGATTGATGTTTTTGGGTTCTGCGGTGGTGTGGGTGATTGAGCATGAGGCCGCTCAATTGGCAGCCGAAGTCGCCATTATGGAAGAGTTGTTCGCTAATCCTCCTAAGGATTCGGTGGAGGGCCGGTTGCGGGCAGTCGAAAACGTTCTTGAGGGTGTGTTGGCGGCGATCCTTGAACTCGGCCCTGGTGCCGATGACAGCGATCCACCTACGCTTATGTTGGCTACTGGCAGGCAGGCCACCGGCGTTGATGTTGGCGTGTCAGAGGATGGGGAAACCTTCACCCAGCCGGAAATTGTTGGTGCGATAGCCGTAGTTGTGAACGGAAAAGTTCATTACATTCCGACTCTGAAAACACAAACCGATGAATGAAGAGTTGAGCGCCATACTGAGATTAAGGGAGTGCCTTATAGTTGTAGGTATGAGCACCACAGTCCGCTACAACTACCGTCTGCGCCCCGGCGTGCAGGCGGAACGTGTGCTGCTCGCTGACTGGGGCCGCACCCGCTGGTTGTGGAACGAACTCGTCGCCGCGAAGAAAGACCGCAGCCGACGCCTGCTCAAAGGAACCGATCTGACCGCTGCCCGCGCCGCTAACTCGTGGCTGAGAGAAGGTGGGCAAGACCCGCAATCCGCCGTCATCTACAACTTCAAACCCAAGACTGCACGCCAGATCAAGAAGAAACACTCGCTGCCGTCCATCGCCTACTCGGCTAACGGATTCTCGATCCGTGAGGGTCGGCTCAGGTTGGCGAAGTGCCCGGCGATCCCCGTCGTGTGGCATCGAGAACTTCCCAACGAACCATCCAGCGTCCGCGTCTACCGAGACTCGCTCGGGCATTGGTACGCCAGTTTCGTTGTCGAGGTCGAGGACGAACAGCTCCCCGCTACCGGGAACAGCGTCGGTATCGACTGGGGCGTGTCCACCATTGCTACCGCATCCGACCCTGCCTACGATCTGGAATCCCCCGTCTACGGCCTCAAAGCGGCGAAAGAGTTGGCTAAGTATCAGCGCCGTATGGCGCGTCGCGCTCCGTCTCGCGGCCAGGCGGGGTCGCGTCGGTACAAGCACGCGAAACTGCAAACCGCCCGAACGCACAAGAAAGTCGCTAGACAACGACTGCACACGACCCGCGTGTGGGCTAAGAAAGTTGTCGCCAACAATGATGTGATCGCCGTGGAGGACTTCAAACCGAAGTTTCTTACCAAGTCCACGATGGCGCGCAAGGCCGCCGACAACGCGATTGGTATTACCAAGACTGAACTGATTTCTCGTGCCGAGCGGGCTGGCCGAATCGTGGTGATAGTGCCGCCCGCCTACACAACGATGACGTGTTCGAGTTGCGGAACGAGAGCCAAGAACCGCTTGAGCCTGTCTGAAAGAACTTTTGTGTGCGAGTCCTGCGGTTTGATCGAAGGACGTGACCGCAACGCTGCGAGAGTGATTCTCGCCCAGGGTGAAACCCTCCTGGCTAGTGCTGAGACCGTAAGACAAGGTTCGCTCCCTTCGGGTGAGTTGGACCTTGCTAGTTGAGCTAGAAAGCCCCCGGATTTATCCGTGGGGTAGGTTTACGGGTGTGATGCCGGTGGTCGTTAATGGTCGCAAGTATTTTCTGCCCACCGTGTCTGAGTAGGGACTGATTTCGCTGGCTTCTGCCCGATGAATAAGGGGAGAGTGGGCGAAGACGCGTCTGCTAATTGGAGAGGTGTTCAGTCATGTTGGACGAATCGGAAGATGTCACGCAAGAACTCCCAGAAGTTTCAGAAGCCCCAGAAGCCCCGGTTGAGAAAGATGGCGCCGATGTTGTTGATGCGGGTAAGTCAGAAGAAGAGGGAGATGCGCCAGGATTCGTGCAGAAGCGTGGATTCACTTTCAACATTGAAGGTGCTGCACCTGCAGGTGTAAATCCCGAAGGGGATTCCGGGTCTGCTGCTGATTCTGATGCTGCTGATTCTGATGCTGCTGCTGATTCTGCTGCTGCTGATTCTGATGCTGATGCTGCTGCTGATTCTGATGCTGCTGAGAAGAAGCCTGCGGCCAATAAGAAGTCTGCGGCCAAGAAGTAGTACGTCAGGTATTTGTCATGGGTAAAGCGCGGCCATTAGCCGGTAAGCAAAGCGAGCAACAGATCGGCATGTCACAGATCGGCATGTCACAGATCGGCATGTCACAGATCGGCATGTCACAGATCGGCATGTCACAGATCGCTAATCCTGTTGCGTTCGCTGAACTTGTTGACGAGTTGGCCGCGCTTGCCTTTCCGATTGCCGGTAACGGTGTCGAGATTCCTTATGACGATCATTTGGTTGGTGATCCAGGCCATACAGAGGATCACAACCGAATCGTCAAAGCTCTAGCGTTGATCATCAATGAGGTTGTTGATGCCAGGGTGAGTAGCACCCAGATTCATACCTCGTTGGCCGACAGGCTTGATGGGTTCGTTACTGCGTTTCATTCTTCTGTTGAGCCGATTGCGAATCATGTTGGTGATGTGTGGGTTGTGCCAGCAGTTGTCACGCCTCGGGCCATGTATGACGAGAACGGTGTGGAGATTCGTTTTTTTTACCCGGTTGAAGATCAGTCAGAAGTTCAAGAGGAAAGGTAGCCGTGGCAGCCAAGAAGAAGTCAGCGAGTGAGCAGGTTTCAACGCGCGTTGAAACGCCAGTAGTTGAGCCGGAAGTAGCTGAAATGGAAAGCACAGGAGAAAGCACGGGAGACGGTATAGCTATCGCCCGAGTCACGCGTGGAGGCCCACCCGTCTTCACCTGGCTGCGCCCACCGGGAACCGGGTCTATTACTAACCCGGTAACGCTACAAGACATGAACTTGGCCATCCAAGACCTGCAACGACGCACCGATCTCGTGGAACGCAGACCTGTGTTCGTTGGGATGTACTCCACTGGTGTTGCCACATTGGACGAGTTCCTGCCATTGAGTAACCTTCCCGGCACGGCGTTTGCATTCCTAGAGGACGGCACTAGCTGGTTCTGGAACGGAACCCTGTGGGCCAAAGTGGGCGAACTAGCCGCCACAGGTGCAGGTGGCGGTGTCACTCAGGCACAGTTGACTGCTGCTGTTGCTGCTGCTGTTGCAGCATTGCCGCCTGCTGAATCCAGTGCGGCGAACCCGCTCACACATGCCGATCCTCCGGTGACTTCCCAGACGGGCGGCGCTCCGATTGGTCTTGCCCCTGATGGGGTGACGTTTGTTCAGCCAGAAATCGTTGCCGCTTTCCCCGTTGTTGTGGATGGCGTCGAATACTTGATCCCCCTGCTCGCCAAATAGATCCTTGTCACCCGTCAGCTAATTAGGAGCCAACATTATGCCAGCACCGGATCGCACGCCTCCGATTCAGACGTACCCTAGGGCTTCGGCTTTCACGAATGGCCTTGTCGGGTATTACAGTGATACCGAGACGGAGAAGCTACTGACTGATGCGATTGCTGCTGCTGCCGGTGGAACGCTCACGCAGGCGCAGATCGACGCCATTATTGCCCAGGTCGGTGATTTGACGGGCTATGCCCAAAAAGGCGAAGAGAACACCTTTACCGAAGTGCAATCTGTTGTCATCACTCGTAGTGAGGCCGGAGTCGAACTCGACAGCACCACTCGTTTTGCTTCCGATGAAGTCTTGTTCAGCGAGCGGGCAGTAGCTGCCAACGGCGAAGGCACGGAATCTTTAGCCCTATTTAGTAACGGCAAAGTGATTTTCAAGAATGTCGCTTTTGACGGCGAAAGAGTTAACACTAACACTTTCGAGTGGGTCGGCCCTGATGGTTACTTGAGTCTTATTTCTGAGGATTCAAACGGCGTTGTCAACGGCATCGGCCTCAATGCAAGTGACGGTGTTATTCACTTTTCGTCCGACAATGGGGATAACCGTGTTGTGGCGTTCCAGGATGAGATCGTTGCCGGTGGCGACTTGAGTCTTTACGCCAAGCTTGATGACCGCACCCAGACCCTCGCGGCAGATTTTATTGAACTGAACACAGGGCTTCACCTTCCTGCTCGGATCAACGGGCAAGGGGTAGCTTACGGTGGCCTCAATCTTGTCGGCGTCATAAACATCGTCGGTGGCAAAAACGTGTACCGACCGGCTGTTGTGACTCACGGCGACGCCGATCCACTTATCACACAGGAGGATTTGGCCACTCCTGGCCCTGTTAAGGCGCTGCTGGACGCACTGAGTGATGCCCGTGTTAATGCCGCCACGGCAGGTGTCGGCAACATGTTGAAGGTGGAGGATTACGTATTCCCTGCGACTGCTGGTACATGGATCGCAGATCCCACCACGCCGGGTGCTGTTGTGTCGTGGATGGCCGCTGACAAAACGGTGTCCATTGCCACGGTAAGCACGGGCATCCAGATGGCCAGCCCGTCAGCGCGCATCCCTGTGACGGCGGGGGAACCGTACACTTTCTCGGCCACGGTGAAGTCGTCTACTGCCAGCGGGGAAACGTACTCGTTAGCTATTACTTGGCACAACTCCGTTGGCGTGGCGCTTAACGTGGAAATGACGACTGCCGCAGCGGTGGGTACGGGCGCTGTTACTGCGGTGGTTACGGGTGTGGCCCCGGCTGGGACGGTTTCTGCTCGTGTGCTGGTGCGTCGCAACGCTGGTGCTGTTGGCGCACGTCTGCACATTCTTACTGCCGGTTTCTGGCGCGGGTCTGGTGGGCTTATCGCTGCACCCGGCCAGCCGATACCTAGTCTTGGTTACCGTTCCCATGATGGGGCGATGTGGGTAAACAATTCGTGGAAAATACCCACATGGCAGGTAGCGCGTGACGGCAGCGATCTAAGCGCCGAGGAGACCATCGCGTTGGTCAATGAGGTGCATCCCGTTGGTGGCAGGGCTGTGTTCCGTCGGTCTGATGGGGCAGAAATGCAAGATGAGGGTGATGAGACAGTCCAAGACGAAACAGCCCAAGGCGAAACAGTCCAAGGCGAAGAGTGGATCATCACGGCGGATCACCAAAGCGACCCGATTGGTGAATCGCCAGAGAACACTTACACGCTGAATCTTCCCGAAGGTGAGTATTTGATCACTGGCCGTGTCCGTGTGAAGGTGGTGTCCTACGAAGGCACACTCGTATCTACTAAAACGACCCCCGCTAAGGGTGGCTGGAAAGACGTTGAGATGAAGGTCAAAGCAGGTGGCAAGCTGGTCATTCGTGGCTCGCAAGGCTGGACGGGTTCGCTGAGCATCGTGGAGGTGGCTTGATGTTCGCTACAGCACCTGCGCCACCGTGTGCTGTTCATGTTGTTGCTAAGCCGAGCCGTCACCGGATAATCCGCAAAGGCGACACCCTTATTGCGAAGATCAAAGCGGGTAAAGGTTGCGAGATCCTGTCGGTGGAAACCGATCAGGGCGTGACCTACAGTTCGTGGTCAACCGTGGCTTACAGGTCGAACACTGACCTGTCTGGCTGGGTGCGCCATGTACGAGCGCGTGTTCATGGCGGGGGTTACGCGAGCGTCACGGCGATCGTCAAGGTCAGGCCAGTGAAGGGCAGTAAGACTCACAGGGCAACGTCGTGGGTGAGAACTTGGACGACCTAGGCATTTCTTGGGATAGGTATTGAATCTGTTCTGTTCGATTCGTGGACGACGAGTCCAACATGGCTACTGAAGAGGAATGCGACAAAGTTCTCCCTGAGCATTGTTGCGTGGAGCGGCAGAAGGAACTGTTCCTGTCAATGTATCCGCCAGACGAACAGGATGAGTTCATCACTGGGTTGCTCGAAATAAAGATCAGTTGCGACCATGTTGTTAACCAAGCGTCAGCGAGACTCAGCCACGAAGATTTGCAGAAGCTACAAGTGCTGTTAGCTGGTTCAGCGTTAATCAGGGAAGACTTGGCTACCCATGTTGGCAAAGTCGTTGTGTGCGTGATTGGCAGCGGCTCTTGCCAGTTGTGCATCGTTGGTGGCGGGATAGTTGCTGATGCTTGGATGGATGACGAATGCGTTCAAGCATTGGCCGAAAAGATGGCCCACGATCTCGCGATTCTGCAAGGTTCAGCCAACTAGCGGGCTGCAAGATCAACATGCTGCGGGTGCGGGTCATTGGTGAGCCACAACCACAGGGCTCTAAGAACGCCATGTTGAATAAGCACACGGGCCGAGTTGTCATGTTTGAAGCGAAACACAGCCAGTTGCGCGTGTACCGGGATCAAATCCAGGCAGCGTTCCTAAGGTTGCCTGAATGCAGGCCGTGCCTGTCTGGTCAGCCAGTGTTGACGGGTGGCGTGACGTTGAGGGTTGTGTTCGGATTCCAGCGCCCCAAGTCCCATTACCGGACGGGGAGGAACGCTCACCTGTTGCGGGATGCTGCACCCGAGTATCCATCGAGTAAGCCTGACATTGACAAGTGTCTTAGGGCAGTTGGCGATGCGGTTACTCAGGCTGGTGTGTGGGAGGACGATGCCAGGGTTGTGTGTGTCACGGCCATGAAAACGTACTGCCAGCCGGGGGAGGATGCGTTTACTGAGATTGAAATTGAGTTGATCTAGGCGCGCGCCAAACTAGCAAAACGATTCCCGCTATGAATGAATAGGCGGATAGTCCCGCAATAGGGCAGGACTGTGCTTGACCCAAGGTTCAGTGACCAGCAGGAGCACAGCATGGCTGACACACCAGACGATTTGAACGCGGGTTCAAACCCAGAAACGAAACCGGCTCCCAAGAAACGCGCCCGAGGAGCAACAAGAGGCCCACGGCAACAAGTAGATCCCATGTTGCTGCACCCCAACAACAGGCCAGGTGCCCACGCCAACAAGCCAATCAACCTGGCCCTCGTAGCCAACCTGACATCAGGCGGCACAGTCACATTGCTCGATGTACGCGAAGTCGTCCAATTCAACAGCAGCCGCGACAAGTACCTAGCCGAACTCAGGTTTACAGAGAACACCGACATGCAAGACCTCGACAGGTTGCTACAGCAAGAACTGTTGATCTACAGGTGGAATCAGTGGATCACAAGTGGCCTGGACTACGAAGGCACACTCATTGACGAATACGACGTGGCAGCGAAACTGAAATTCGCCAACGAACAAGTCAACAGGCTTAAAGACCAAATGGGCATGTCTCGCAAAGTCAGAGACGCCAGCGGTAGCTCCGTGGCTGACATGTGGATTGACCTGAAACGGCGAGCCAAAGAGTTCGGGTATTCCAGAGAAGAACAACTGCGAGGCTCACTGGTGCTGATGAACGAAATCTCCGCCACTGTCGGCACGTTTTACAGGTCAGACGAAGACGAGCGTAAAAAGTCCGGCTTCGAGAATGAGCAGCAAATCGTTGAATGGTTGCGAGATATTGTCATCCCCGCCTATGCGGACATAGATCAACACTTCATTCAGAACACACAGCGCATGTGGCAGCAGCCATGAGTGAAGCAGAGTACGAGTTAGCTGTAGAAGCGCAAGGAATCGAACACTGGCAAGCAGCGATGGAAGACGATCCAGATGTCATGTTCAGGATCATCAAAGACATTTGCAAGGTCGTCCAAAACGGTGACCGTGAAGGCAAAACTGGACGCAGGCCCAACCCGAAAAGTATGGGCTTTGAGCAGCTATGGGAATTGCTGTTCCCTGAAAGGTTCGATACGGGCACATTCCCTGAGGCATTCAAGAAGGTACTTGAAACGCAGGAATCTCAACGCGCGTTTGCCGTGAAGGTTCCCATGTCACAGTCTCAAGTGTCCAAGTTTCTGTCCGGCGATTTGCAGCCCAGCTTGGAAACAATCGAAGCGATTGCCAGGGCGGCAGATGTTAGTCCAGCTTTCTTCGCTGAATGGCGGGCACTCAAGTTCGGCAGCCTCGTATCTGAAGTGCTCAGGTCTAATCCTGACAGGTCAGTTGATCTCGTGAAACGCATGGCTGCCATGACAAACAGTCGCCCAGTTCCTATCGGTTAGTCCAGCGCCTAATTGGAGGCCCAGCTTTGAGCATCATTAGGGATCTTGACGAAGATGAAAGATACCTGTGGGCGATCCTGTCCGACGAGACAGGTATCGACATGGCCGAGTTCCTGTGGGAAGACCACACAAACGATTCGGGTGTTTACCGCCTATACGACTATCAGTGGGAAATGTACAACTGCAAAGACACATATCAGGTAACCAGAGGCGGGCGAAGCGTCGGCAAATCGGTGAGCATCCAGATGCGTTGCTGCGCTTTCGCGCTGAACTTTCCAGGGCAAGACATGTTGCTCACCGCACCGGAACTCAACCACTTGAAGCCGCTCACGTCGGCCATCGAAGACCGCCTCAAAGGCGTATGGATTACCCGCGAACTGCTACCCAAGTCGGCCAAGTCGGATGGATTCACCAGGCAGCCACACTGGGAAGTGAAGTTCACCAATGGGGCCAAGATCGTGTCCAGGTTGCCCGGAATTTCAGGCAAGGGCTGTAAAGGCCAGCATGTGATTTGGATGGAGATAGACGAACTGCAAGATTATCCCGATATAGGTTTTTCGGAGGCAGTCGAATGCCTCAATAGATTCCAAAAAGGGGCCACCTGGCGGGTACACGGAGTGCCCCGTGGTGTGCGTGACAGGTTTTACGAGATCACCGATGGGGGCGACTCCGAACAGTGGACTTTGCACACACCAATGGCAATGAACCGTCCCACCTGGAATGCGGAAGAACGCGATGAAAAAATCGGCCTCTACGGGGGGTCGCGACAGGCACCCAATTACCGCAGGAACATTTATGGTGAACATGGGGATGCCAGTTCGCCAGTTTTTGTGTTGTCCAGATTTATGAAGAACATAGATCAGGATTCCGGTTCGGAGTACAACACTGACGTTTACTACGGGCCACACATACAGTTCGAGGATCTCTATAACGGGGATGTCGATCCTGTTAGCTTGCTCCATATTCCCGGCAGTCACAAGACTGGTTGGTCGGGAAGTCCTAACGGCTACTCGGCCTACTACGGTGGCATGGATGTTGGTGGCACGTCTGACCCTTCGGAGATTCTCATCTTCGGACAGCGCGCTAAGTCCAAAGATGAGCACCTGGATTTGTTGTTGCGGGTCAACTTGCAGCGCATTTCGCAGGTGGATCAAAAACTTATCGTGGATCATCTGTTCGAGTTTTATGGTTCCAAACTGCAGACATTTGGCATTGACCGCACTGGCATGGGTCATGGCTTGTGGGACAACTTGGTTCGTGAACATGGATCAGTTCGTGTTGTTGGGTTTCACTTTTCGGAGAAGCAGCCGGTGGCTTTGGAGGATAGGCCGTTAGCGGCTGGGGAAGAGTTGAAAGATTTGATCATTTCCCGTCCCGTGATCGAGTATGCGACTGATTGCCTTCGTGAAATCATTGACGCGAATAGGTTCCTGTTGCCATTTGATAGAGAGTTGTTGCTCGAATGGCAGGGTCAAAGCTATTCAACTATCAAGTCTTCCGGCGATCCTTACGGTAGAAAAAAGTTCACTGGCGGCAGCTTTCACACGTTGGACGGTGCGAAGGCTTTCATTGCCGCGAAGCGTCTTGCCGCCTTGACGGCGATGCTCGCCAAGAAGGAGGACTGTCAGGAAGACGTTGTAGACATTTTTGTGGGGCTGTGACGAGTTACTACACATGTCCAGTGGTACCGAAGATGTAGTTCCAGATAGTTCGGGTGAGCAGAAAGAAGTTCCGAAGCGTTCGTTTCGGGTTGAGGGTAATAGGCAGACAGGGTTCGTGTCTGGGGCGATCCCTGTCGTTGTCGCTCAGTCGGCGGCTGATCGGCTCGCATGTAGGTCTGATGTTGAGGATGAGCTAGACATGATGGCCGACATGATCAAGGGCTTTTGGGAGCAGGAGCCGGATCTTGTGATGCGGCAGGTTGCTGCTATTTCAGCCCGGTTGACGGAGTTGAGCTTGTTGCTTCATAGGGCTGAGACGCGGGATCGGCAGTTCAAGCAGATACGCACGCTGCAATGTGCGCCGTTGTTAGTTGAGTTGGACAGGCAGTACAAGATCGCTAGTCGTTTAGTTGAGCTACGCCGACAAGATTTGGATCTCTTAAAATGAGCGAATCAGATATCCCGTTGAGTGAAGAAGCGATCCTTAGTGATGACTTGAACGCGCGTTTAGAACAGGCGTTGCAGTTTGCACAGGCCCAGGACGACCCCGATGAGGTGCGTTCCGAAACGTACACGGAGAACGCCAGTGGCAACTTTGAAGTAATCAACGAAACAGACATTGCCATTGATCAGTTGATGGAAAGTAAACAGATGGCCGTGCTGCAGCGGGAACTCACCAAATGGGCGGGCATGGGCCGTGAGACGGCGAGAAGTTCCTACGGCCCATCGCACGGTAACCAGTCGAACATGTTCGACAGGACGGCCTACACGCCACCGAACAACACCTATTCGGAGTTCCGTGCAGCGAAGCTGGCCCTAGATACTGACGATATTGTTTCAGGTGTCGCTGAAACAACGGAAGGTTTCGCGTTCCAAGGGGTCAAGTGGGAATCCGCTGACGCTGACATAACGGACGTGTTCAATCAAATGGCTGGCGAGTTAGACCTAGACGGTCTTCTCAGGGCACAGTGGCGCGAGCTGTTTGTGTATTCCCAGTTCGTGACGGCTGAGCAATGGGAGTACCGCGAGTACACGGTTCGCGGGAAGGGGCCAACGCCTCGCGAGAAGCAGGTTGACGCCTTCGGCAACGAGACGTTTGTTCCCGTCTTAGACAATCAGGGCAGGGCCGTTAAGGGCAAGAAGCGTAAGAAGACTTACAGGATTTTCGCCCCCGTGCGCGTGAGGCTGCTGGATTCGGCGCGGATCGTGCCCGTGTTGGCTGGGCCTCTCAACGATGAAGTGTTGGCTTTGCAGGCCACTGATCACGAGATCAACAATTTCAACTCTGTCTTGAACGGCGAAAAGGTAGACATCACCGTGAGTCAAATGTTCACGGGGTTGGCTGAGTTGTCCTATGACGAGTCGTTGCGTGTTCAACGGCTAGGTGTTGATCCTGACAAGTTGCTGGAATTGAATCCGCTGTATGTCAGGCGGCACACGTTGACCAGATCAGACTATGAGCGTTTCGCTCACGTCAGGCTCAAGTCATGTTTCCAGCTACTCGACATGAAACGTCAGCTACTCGCCAGTGACAGGGCCGCGCTAGTTGGGTCTGCTAACTACATTCTGTTGATCAAAAAGGGTGATAAGGATAAGCCAGCCACGCGGCAGGAAATGATGAACCTGCAAACCAATTACAAAGTAATGGCGCGCCTACCTGTGATCATTTCCGATCATCGACTGTCTGTAGAAATCGTGGCACCCAAAATTGATTTGACCTTGCAGCAGGACAAATATGACGTGATTGATACCCGACTCATGTCTAGGCTGCTGGGTACTTTGAGTCTGGGTGGTCGCGGTCAGCGTAATGAAACGAACGTGACGATTTCGTATGCGGTAGCTCGCGGCATGGAGAATCGCAGGCACATGATGAAGCGTTTCATTGAGCGCATGATGTCTCACGATGTTGTGAATCATCCAAACAATGTTGGCCTGTTTGATGAGGAACCCAATCTGGTGTTCACGCCTAGAAATGTGAACCTTGGCTTCGATGCCCAAATGATGCAGGCCATGTTGAGCCTTCGCACTCAGCGGGAAATGTCACGGGAGACGATGCTTGAATCTGTTGGCTTGAATGAGTCCACTGAGGCTATGCGAATGGAACTGGAAGCCGAAATGTACGACGACGTGTTCAAGACGCGGGTGCCGTATGCCAGTCCTGTGAACAATCAGATGGGTCAGCCGGATCAGCCAGCGGGCCAGTCCGGTTCCGGTTCCGGTTCCGGTGATGCGGGTTCCCGTCAAGCGAACGGTGCCAATGGCGGTAGGCCGGTTGGCGGCGGAACATCGAAGAACGATCCAAGCACGGCTGAGCCGAAGTCGGCATCGGGCAACACGACTCCGCAGAAGAAGATTTGATCATGGTGACCACGATGGGTTCCAGTTACCGGGTCGAGATCGAGAGTGGCCCCTGGTGGGGTTTATGGGTCACCGTGTACGACGTGAACGGCACGAAGCTTCGCGAAGGTGCCGCGCGTAACGAGAAGCGGGCGCGTAAGAAAGCCTCCAAGTGGGTTCGTGCAGCCAGGCCACCAGTGGTGATCGACAGTTACGAGATTCCAGCCGAAGGGAAATAGGGATATGCCTGTTGTTGACTTGAGCAGCGAAACAATTTTGAACAAGGGTTGGGATTTGGAATTAGAACGCAGGCTGCGATTGCGGTATGCGTTACCTGAGCAGGCCCGTGTGAGCGCCCCGAGTGTGCAGGCTGGGCCTGCCGGTACGGGTTCGTTCATCACTGAGATCGCTGGCCGTGTCGTGTTTACTGGCCCAGCCACCCATTTGAAATATGGGTTCGATCTTGCCAGGGAACTCCCTTTGGATATTTCTGCCAAGTGGCAGGAGCAGGCTCAGTCGAACCCGTATTTCAAATGGGTGGCTGGAAGGTTCGTTGGCTCAGGGGCACCTAACGAGAACGGTGCCAGTTGGACAACGGGTGACTTGCAGTTCGGTCACATGGGCGTCAAGCATGGCCCGTTGAACTGGATTCATCAATCACACAAGATCATCGGTAGTATTGCTGATGCCCATTTGACTTCCGGTATCACCGATCAGTTCGTTGGGAATCAAATGGCGGCTGCCCCGATTGATCCCCACATCACGACATTGGCTTCAGTATGGGAATGGATTTGGCCTGACGAGTCAGCCGTGCTGGACATGGCCTCAGAAACGGGCAAGCTGAATTTGAGCATGGAGTGCGTCAGTGAGGCCGTGCAATGCACTGGCCCGAATGGCTGTGAGCAGACGTTCAACTACATGGATGCCCAGTTCGGCATGGCATGTGAGCATATAAACACGCGTTCAAGTACCCGAAGAATGGTCAATCCAAGTTTCCTCGGAGGCGCTGTTGTTGTTCCACCGGCTGAGCCTGGCTGGAAAGAGGCCAACGCGATTGTCATGTCGAAGGCTGGCCCAATGGCAGCCGAGGCCGCTTCCGCTGCGCTGGCAGGAACGGGCGATTCTGAGTGGGAAATGCTCATGGGAAGCGTTGTCGCTTACGGTCTTAGCCTTGGCTGATTTTCGCTAATCCAATTCTCAAGCTATTTATTTTCACTTCGTTCCGACTGTGTAGCCGTTATGGCGGACTCCACTGTGCAGCAGATGCACGACACCTTGCTGGGACAAATCCCTGCCGGTGTCGTACATGAATGCGGCATGTGTTCAGCCGAATCATCCACACAGAATGCGAAGGAGGAATCCGCCGTGGCCGACATCACTGTAAGAACCTTCACGGAGGACGAACACTTGGCGCTGCTTACCGATGCAGTCAAGCGGGAAACCGCCACTGTTACCGGGAAGGTGACTGGGCTTGAGGCTGAAAAGGCCCAGTTGCAGGCGGCGCTGGACGTGACAGAGGCAGGGAAGGCGACCGCTGTTCAACGAGCAGAAACCGCCGAAAAGGATCTTGCTGACTTTAAGCAAGAACTTGCCAACAAGGAAGAGATCGAAGCACGCAGGGAAGAGCGCGTTGCGGCCATGAAGGAGAAGGCGAACCATCTGCCTGACTCTTACTTCACGGCTGAGCGGGCACAGCGTTGGGCTGAGATGGACGACGAGTCCTTCAACGCCAATATCGCTGACCTTGTTGCTACGGCACCTGCTGTTGCGGGTTCTGAGCAAGCTGGCAAGCATCAAGAAGCTGCTGCTCCCGCTGGCCGCGAGACTGCGGCTTTCGGCGGTAACGCAATACCTAAGCCCGAAGAGGCATCTGCTGAATCAGGCTCAACCATCGGTCAGTTCCTCGGTTCCTTCATCGGTTCTGAGAAGTAGAGAGGAGGGAAGATCATGGCAAGCGATTATGGTTACAACTTTGGATTCACCCGTTCCAACGAAAGCATGCGCTGGTCTGAGGGCGGTTACGCAGTTCCTGCCCTGGGCACTTTCCTTCTTGGCAGCGTCGTTGAAATCGACAACGCTAACGATGGCCTTATGAAGCAGGCAGCGGCTAATGCTGCTCCTGTTCCTGGGGTTGTTGGGCTTCTCGTTCAGGAACTTGAGTGGGATCGTTCAATTTATCAAAGCGATGCGAACCTGCTTGACAGTTACCAGATGGGCATCGGGCACAACGCCCGCTTGGCTGTCATCACTGGTGGCGCTGGCGTCAAGTTTTGGGTTCGCAACAACGCAGCAATCACTCGCATTGACGGTCGGAACATTCCGGCCCGCGAGATGGTGGCTATCGCCGGGCTTGTTGCCGGTGACGATCTTGTTTGGGATGGTGCCAAGTTCGCTAAGGGAACTGGTGCTGGCGTTCTTGCGCGAGTCCTAGATGTCAATCCGATTACGAACCGCGTTGACGCGGTTCTGACTGCCTAGGAGGTGTGAGATGACCGCAACATTTGCAAAGCCGTTCATGGCAATGTCACGGAAGGCGAACGCCTTTGGGCAGGCCGAGTCTACTGAGCAGATTGAGCTTGCTAACAAGCTCAATGAGGAAGCCCGCAAGGAATGGGACAACCCGGCGTTTCACCGCCAGGTGGCCCAGGACGTGTCGAGTTTCTTGGACTACGGGTTCACGTTCGGGAATAGTTTCTCGGACTGGATTCTCACCGAGCGCGTGGGTGAGTTTGATCGGGTTCACCTGACTGAACGTCGTGGCTTGAAGGTGTATCACACCGCTCGCGGTGGCTACATCAACGAGAGCCAACTGACCACTGAGAAGTGGGAAGTTCCTCGGGACACTCTCGGGTTCCACGTTTCGGAGTTTGAAGACAAGATGCGTGCAGGTTTCGCCACAGCGATTTCTGACATTGTGTCTCTTGGTCAGGCCCGTCTGGAAGCGGAGGTCAATCGTCGCGTTTTCTCGATGTTGCAGGCCGCTGTTCCGGTTGGTTCACCTAACCATGTTGGTGTCGCTGGCATCACGAAGACTGTTGTTGATGCAGCGATTCGCGATGTCAAGGATGCGATTCGTCCCGATGGTGTCCAGAATGTGCCTGTGACCATCATTGGTCGGGCTGCCGTTGTGGATCAGATTTCGGACTTCCCCGGTTTTGGTTGGGAAGCTTTGGAAGAGATCCGCATGAAGGGTCGTCTGGGTACTTATCGCGGTGCCAACATTGTGAGCTTGCAGCATTATGCGGATGAGGATGGTCTTTCGTTCTTGCCTGCGAATGAGCTTTGGGTGTTCGGTGGCACTGTCGGCAAGTTTGTTCGCTTCGGTGGGCTTTTGACGAAGACTTGGATTGAGGACACGGTGGATTACTACCATTCGCGTACTCGTTGTGATGTTGGTGGACTTATCAACAAGCCTGAACAGTCTCGTCGCATTGTCGATAGCACGGTAACGCCGTAGAGAAATCTACTTCTCGGGTTTCATTGACAGTTGAAACGCACGTTCAAAGCCCCTCTTGCGAGTTGTCGTGAGGGGGGCTTTGAACGTGCCGGGTTGCGCACCGGGCCTGTTTTCGTTAAGTGGGTATCGAGTAGTTGTGTGTTAGATCAACCGCCTGTTAGCCCAATTGTTAGGAGCAAGCCCATGTCTGTCACTACGTCTGGAACTGTTGTCGAGCAGGAGTTGGCGCATGATATTCAGTCCCCGCCGCCTGATGCCGGTGATGTCGCCCTCGCTGCCGCTTCGTCTGGGCAGGCCAGTCCTGTCACTGGGGTCACTGAGTCTGAGTCACCTGAGTCACCTGAGTCACCTGCGCCCGCTAAGCGGGGCCGTCCTCGTAAGCAGCAAGCTGTCGAGCAGCCCGAGCAGCCTGTTCAGCTCCAGCCTGAAATCAAGGACGAGCGTGGAGTCTTTTCGGAGATGCGTGTCGTTGAGATTTGGGAAGCCGTCACTGAGGCCACTGTCTATATTCATGTCCGTGACACGCTCAATGGGGGTTGGAAAGCCAAGCGCGTCGGGGGTAAGGGTGCAGGGCGGCGCTTGCAGATTTCAGTCGAGGAGCGGCGTTACAATCAGGATTTGATTCCCGATGAGGGCATCAAGTTTGATCCGTTCGTGAATGGCATGTTGATTTGTGTTCAGGGTGATGAAGTTCAGGGGTCGATGACGAATGATGATTTGTTGTCTGTGTTGAAACTGGACGACGATGACACGTTTGTTGAGTTCATTAACGATATTGAGTCTGAGATTGTTGTTCGGCGTTTGCTGGCAATGTCGGAGAAGCATGCGAGTAAGTCCCGCTATGACTCGTTGTTGGATCTTGTAGATAGGCGTTATCGGGTGGGTGGTACTCAGCGGGTTGTTCAGGAAATGATTGACGCCGGGGAACGCCTGCAGGGATTCATGCTCTGACAGGATACATTTCAGTAGTTCAGGGCGGGAACGGGTCGAACACTGGCGTATGACGACGACTTCGCTGGTAGACCTTGTTCCCGCCTTGAAGCGTTTACTGGCCGTGCCTGGCGCTTTTGCTGCAGAGTTCCCGACAACTACTGATACCGAGTTGGCTTTGTTGTTGGCTGACGCTTTGGGTGAGGCCCAGATGGACACTTTGTTGTCGGGGTTCACGGAGGTTGCTGGTGTTGTCACTCCTGATATGACTGCTGCCGAGCGGTCGATTGTGTTGTTGTATGCGAATGCTCGGGTGATTGTTGCTGAGCTTCGGAATCGTAAAACTCACGTCAGGTATGAGGCTGGCGGTGCCGTGTTTGAGGAGGATCAGGCGGCGAGTTTGCTTGTTGAGCAGTTGAGAATGTTGCAGGTCAGCAAGAGGCAAATGTTGTTGAATTTGCAGCAGGGCGGCGCTGACTTGTTTTACATGGTTGATGCGTATTCGATGCGTGCGCAGGCTGCGGGTAAGTCGTGGGAAGAGCGCACGATCGACGCTATTGCTACCCAGATTCATTAGACACGACTGTTTGAACGCGCGTTGAGGGAAGGTTTCTTGTGGCATTCGGAAGAGTCACTATTGCCAGAGCTGCGTTCGTAAAATACAACCGCAATGGCCCAGCCGTAGGTCGTGCCCGGATCGGCAACTCGCTGCGTGAAGCGACTCTTGATGCACATAGGGACATGGCTGCCACGATGCAGCGGTACGCCTATGACGGACTGATGAGAAAGTTGATCTCTAAGAGGGCGGCGGCACGGGCTTATGCGCCGGATCTGGGTCTAAGAAAGGCGTTACGCGACCCAAGGATGACAACTTACTCGGCTGCCGGTTGGGGATTTGGCGACGAAAGAGTGTTAGCTACTTATAAGCGTTCCCGCCCCGGATGGGAACCAACCAGTCCTAGTCAGTATTGGCGCGCAATCGAGTTTGGGCGCGGGCCACAGTTGCGGAGGAATCTGCTGTTAGGGCCAGACGGGCAGGTGGGGCCGATTGGCCCTAAGGGGCCGCTGTGGGTGACGCTTGCTCATGGACAAAGAGCTAAGACTTTTCGTACCAGAGGTACTGCGGGGTTGTACTTCTTGAGAGATGCCAACATCAAGTTGAGGGGTCGTGGCTTTAACAGGTTCTACAAGCCACATTTCCGCAAGCACGGGCTTCCGTTTGTTCACCTAGATAACAGTGGTTTAGTCGGCAAGTCGCAGCCAGGTATCCGTATCCGTTGACATCGGTTGACATTTCCGAAGCTCCCACGCCCTGTTATTTTGGCTTCCGTCCGACTCATGTAGGTAGGGCGAACCGCCCACTCGATACCTAGCCCCGCCTGCGTTTCGCGACCTGTGCAGGGCGAAACGAAAGGGCGTGAATACCTTGGCGATCAAGTCGGGTGACCTAATCTCTGTTGGGAATCAGGTGCTGTTCGACCGCATTCAGTCTGGCGGGCCAGGACAGATCAACATTCAGACAGACAAGATTTACGAACTGGGTAACTACCAGTCAGTCGGCACCGTTCTGAACACCCCAGACCTGAGCTACACCCTGGAATCGTTCGACGTGTCAACGGAGACGGAATCGTTGCTTGTTGGCAGCGACTATCTGACTGATGTTGACGGCCACGAGTACGACATGAACACATGTCTGCCGCTCGATGTTGCGGGCCAGTTCAAGAAGGGCAAGTCTGACGCAAACAAATATGACGCGCCTTTCTCTGTGCTGGCACCTCACCTTGTTGTGGAGTCGCTTTCCTACAAGTTTGGCTTCAACGACAACACGAGCCTGAGCGTCAGTTTGAAGGGTGACAGCCTGTTTTACAACCCTGGCTCCACCTACATTGAAATGGCGACAGGCACGAACACCCCTAATCAGGCTGTCGTGTTGGCTCATCCGGCGTTCCCATATAACGGTGACACGAACACTGGTGTCCGGTATGTGCTGGAAGTCAGCCTCAAGTCGGGTCAACGTCTGCGTTACGGCGTGGACTACACCGAGACTGTCGGTGCAGGCGTTGCCGCGAAGGCTGTCACCGTTACGGTGTTGGCGGCGGTGAAGGTCACTGACCAGATTCGTGTCGCTTACACCAGTGATGCTGTTGCGAACTATCCGCAAGCCAGTCACGCTGTCGCTAGTGCGCTTCGTCCGGCTGCTGTGCGTGGTCGCGATGTTTTGGTTTACATCGGTGGAAAGACTGACGCGTTCTTGTGGACTGGCGTGCAGACGGCAACCGTGGACTGGAAGGCCACTCTTGAGAAGGATGAAGAGATGGGTAACCACACCATTGTTGAGCAGGATTATGATGTTCCTGAGGTCAATGGTTCCATCACGATTAAGCCGAAGAATCCGGCTGACTTGCTCAAAAAGTTGCAGGTCATTACGGGTGTAGCAACTTTGCAGGAAGCCATTGGAGCTATGCAGCGGGTTCCGCTTCCGCTCTATATTGTGATCAAGTCTCCGGTGACTGGTGCCGTGTTGAAGACGTTGCATGTGCCGGATGCAAAGTTCACGTTGCCTGGTTTCCAGGGCCGCGTGCAGCAGAAGTTGACTTTGGACTTGAATTACGAGTCTGATGGCGGCGTGCTGTTGGTCAACAAGGGTGCCCGCCCGTAATAGGGCAGCAGCAGTAGTAGCTCATACTCCCAGGGGCGGGCGGTTCCTCGGGAAATCCAGGCAGGGTCGGCTCGGTGTCACTGGTCATCGGGTCGGCCCTGCTTGCTGTTCCCGCCCGCTTGTTGTTCCCGTTTCTGGCGGGCCGAGTTTGTGGGTGACTGGAACCGCCCCAGTTGAATACCGCCTGGAAGGACTATCTCTCCGATGGTGAACTTGAAGAAGTATTCACGCATCACTGACCTGTACACGACGGGGACAGAACTCGTTTTGGAAGACGGCACGGTGATGTATTTGGCTGTGATGAACGCTTTTGAGCGTGATGAGGCTGTGCGCGATGGGCAGGTCGCCAGGTCACGGTTCGTGATGGCGATGTCTAATTCTGATAGCGATGAGATCCTTAGGTTGAAGGCCACGTTTGAGGAGTCGGGTACGGCTGAGATTGTGGATCTACTGGCACAGGTTGAGCAGGGCAAGCTGTTTCTGCAGGTATTTGACGAGGTTCGCAATTCTGATGAATGGTGTGAGCGTGCAGCCGTATTGGAACGCGCTGATGAAGTAACTGAGCCTAAGTCTGAGATTGAACGTGAGTTCATATACAGGACTCAATTGGAGTATGACGAAGAAATTTCAACGCGCGTTGAAGCCGCCATGTTGACTGAGCGTGAAGCCATAGCTGCACTTTCGGAAGAAGAGCTATGGGGCGGGTTTCAAGGGTTTTGGTTAGAGACTCGTGGTTCAGAACTAGGTCTTGCCGAATACAAGTTGACTGAGATCATGTTCGCTGCTCGGGCATGCGATGGCACGGTAGACGAGGGCGTTTGGGATCACACCCAGTGTGGTTCGCATGTGGCTTGCGTGTTCGAGTCGAAGGCCCAGGTAAGGGGGTTGCCCGACAGGCTGCAGCAGATCATTTACGAAAAGTTGGGTGAGCTTGAAGTGTCGGAACGAGAAGCAAAAAACTCGGACAGGCAGGGGAATTCATCCAAACCGTCGCCTCTGCCAAGCGAGCAGGCGGGCTCGCAGTCTTCTGCCCCAACGGTGACATCAGATGTACCCCCTGGCCTGTTACCACGGCTGTCAACCACGCCTTAGATGTTATTGGTTGGTTTGAACTTCCCGGTGATCACCAACCGCCGCCTGAAATTTGGCTGCACCCTAAGTTGCTGAGTGAGCATTTTGAACGCGTGTCCAGAGACATTCGTTCTGGCGGAACTGGGTCTAGTTCGGGTTCTGACGGTAATGACATGGAGTCCGTGCCGATGATGCAGAACGAGCTAACTGCAGGCTTGAGATAGTTGATCGGGTTTTTCAACAGGCGGGATTGTCGTCATGGCTGACGAGCGGTATATCGTTGATTTCAGTACCAACATTGGTCAACTCATTGCCGAGCTACAGGCGGGCATGGGGCGCGTTGATCAGATTCTGAAACGCCCGCGTGGCGAAACTGACATGGCGCAGTTCGATTTGGCTGGTCTGCGTAAGTATCAGGACGAGATCAAGCGTGTCACTCAGGAAATGCGTCAGTTGAAGGCTGCTCAGCCTGACATGACTCCTGCTCAGTTCAAGCGTGAAACGGCTCACCGTTTGACGGGTGCGTATGAGAATGTGCGCGCGACTTTGCCGCTGTCGGCGCAGTATTCGTTTCCGAAGGAAGCTTTAACGCAGGTCACTCGTGACATAGCGCGTTCTGTGGGGACTGTGAATCAGCCTGGCACTCCTGGTCAGGCGGCTGGTGAGGTGTTTGATCAGGCCCAGAAGCGCCTTGATCAAATGTTCAAGAAAGCACTGGGTAAGCCCCCGAAAGATTCAGATGGGTTTGTCACCGGGCCTCCCCCCGGTGAAGTCAAGATCGCTTCGGATGTGCGTGCGTCTGAGTCTGCGTTGCGTAAGGCCCAGAGCAAAGATCCTATTTCGACGCCGGAGGGTTTCACTCGGCTTACGCAGAGCACAGATTTGTTTGTTGACGGGCTGAACAGAATTGTTAGGCGTACCGACAATGGGTTCACTGAGCTTCGGGCTAGTTCCACGAAGCTGAAGGAAGCTCAAGAAATGTTGGCTATCCAGCGCAGGAAAGAGGCTGGCGAAATCAACGGCGGGGCGATTTATAAGCCTGGCACGCGCGGGGCACTTTACGAGTCGATCACCACTCCTGGTGATCTTGTCACGAATAAGGGTGTGCCTGCAACGGGACAAATCGCGACTGTCGCTGAAGCCAAGAAAGCGCAGGCAAAGCTGCAGCAGGATGAATCAGATAAGGCCGAAGCGGCTAGGACGAATGAAATCAAGAGGCAGACGGCTCAGGCTAATGCTGCGGCTCAGCGGCAAGCGAAGCTCGCCAAGGATCGGGAGGCTGCTGAAGCTATTGATTTGAAGGCGCGGGTTGAGTCCCGCAAATCAGCTATTCCGTTGTCTAACGGTGGTTGGGGCGACAAGTCCACGGGGGAGGTGTTCGCCAAGTACGGGCAGGGTTTGAGGCGGTTGGTTAATTCGGGTGAGGAGCTGGACAAGGCTCAGCGCGAGTTAGCCATCAGAATGAAAGACCCCCGATTTAAGCACTTGTCGGACAATGTGTTTCAGGACAGTCGCACGGAGCGTCTTTACACTTCCAATGGTGTCGCGTTGCCGCCTAGGGTGCAGGGCGAGAAGACTTTGGGGCAGGCTGCTGCTGGTGGTTTCTTCGGACGCGGCATCGGTGGCGGGGCTACGCCAGAGAATCCTAGGGAGGCTCTCAATAACTTGGCTGCGTCGGCTGGTACAACGGCGCGCTACGCGTTGCTTTATTCGACGTTGGGGCTTTTGCAGGGTGCGTTTCGGGACACGGTGAAAGAAATCGCTGACATGTCTGACAGTCTGCGAGATGTCGATCTTGCCTTGGGTTCTTCGGGTACAGCTTCACAGTCATTCATCAACACGTTGTCTAACATTTCAGCGTTCGCTGGAAGCAATGTTGGCGAGGCGCTTGATACGGCTGCCGCTGGAATTCGTGCTTTCACGCAGGCCACTGATTCGTTGGACACCAAACAGGCAGTTGGAACCCTATTCGCTGATTCGGTGTCGCGTTTGGCGTTGTTGACTAACACTGATTTGAAAGACGCTCGTGGAAACATTCTTGCCACGGCTAACGCTTTTGGTGGTGCGGCATCAGGTTTTGATCAGTTCAACGATGTTGTAACAACGGTGCAGGCCAAAGTCGGCGGTAACACGAAAGAGATTTCTCAAGGTTTGTCCAGCCTTGCGGGGGCAGGTAGGGAAGCCGGATTCAGCATGGCTGAGTTGGGTGCCGCTGTTGGTTTGGCGCAGGCTCGCACTGATCAAAGCGGCGCAACGATTGCTACTCGACTTTCGCGTGTTCTGTCCATATTAGGTGGAACAACTGGCCGTTCAATTATTGACAAGATCAATTCACAGTTGACGGAAGGTTTACAGATCGACCCGACGGCGAGTGTGCGTGACCAATTTGAGAGCATCGCTCGGGCTTATGGAACGGCAGCACCTGAACTGCAGGGTTTGATTCGTAGTGCTTTGGGTGGCACAAATAACGTGCGGGAACTTTTGCCAATTTTGAACAATCCAGACAAAGTATTTGGATTCAAACTAGAAAAAGGTGATCAGGGTAGAGGGTTCGTACAGGCCGACAAGTTGTCTCAAAGTTTGTCTGGAAATCTGCGTCAAATAACGGGGCAGTTCACGACTTTGCAAACCAACCTGGGCCAGACGGACTTGTTTGACGGTTTCGGTATCGGGGTGGCTTTGGTTGAAAAGTTACTGTCTGGGTTGAACAAGGTTTTGGAATTGTTCAATGAACTGAAGTCGAATGTTCCGTTCGGAAATTACATAGTTGGCGCGACTGCGTTGCTTGTTCAACTTAGGTTCCTGGCAAAAGCGTGGGCGGCCATTGGTGGGTTAGCGAGCCTCAAGGGCATTACAAGCACGGCTAAAGAGGCCGCTAAGGCTGGGGCTACTAAGGCTGGGGCGGTGTTGCCAGCGGCGGCGGCGGCGGCTGGGGGAGTGGGCAACTTGGAAGGTGATCTCGGTAAAAGTAGGGCTGCGGCTACGGCGAGTGTGGCTGAGGCCGAGACTGCTACAGCAAGAGGTGTCGGTGCTGCTGGGGCTTCCTTAGTTTCCGCCCTTCGTTTAGTTGCTGTAGAGATCGCAACAACTGGGAAAATTACGGGGGCAGCCAAACTAGGGGAAGCCACTGTGGGGCTTGGTGCTGCTAGTGCTGCTAGTGCGGCTGCGACTGCGGCTGCGGCTGCAAAAGGGGCGGGAGGGGTAGCCGGTAGGGCGGCAGGTGGGTTGTTAGCAGGGAGTAGTGGGTTGTTAGCAGGTCTGTTAAACCCGTGGGTTCTGGGGATAGGCGCAACTATTGCAGGTGCGTCGATTTTCTACAACCAGCGGGAGTACGGCAAGCAGGTCAAAGAGGGAACGAAACAGTTATCTGGTCAAACGCAGGGCCGTTCTGCTACTGAAGCCGCTGACGCTATCCAATCAGCGGCCCGCAACTTGGATGCCAAGCAGAAGGGTATTTCAGCCACCCTCGCCTCGGATTCGCGCAAGCTATACCTGGAAGAAGCCAAGCAAATCGAGGGCATTTATCGCAAGATTCAAGACAGGATTGATTCAGACGTAGCGATTGCTCGTCGCGATCCGCAGGCGAACCTGTCACAGAACGTCGTTCTCACTGGGGGAACAGACGCGTTAACGGCCAGCATTCAGGCAATGTCGGATTCGGGGGCATCGGCTGGGGTGCAAATCAAAGCCCTTGGGGATGCGTTAGACGGTCTAAATGCGGTAAGCGCCCCGAATGCTTCCAAGCAGCTTGGAAGCCTTCAAAAGGAAATCCAAACACAGTTCGATCAGACTGGTGACGCGCTCACCACTTTGTTGAGTGGCGTTGATCTATCCGGGGACTCTATAGCGTACCCAGGCAAAAGTAGCCGAAAGCCGCCTGCGCCTGGCTCGGCTGGGGCGCGGCAGGAGGCGGAGGCGAGAGCCGTCCCCGCAAAAGATAGAAGCGCCGAAAACAGAAAGTATGTCCTTGAGCAATTAGAAAAAAACAAGGTACTCATTCAGGAAGGGTTGAACGTCGATGCCGAACAGTTCGCCCGCGACGTGACCCCTGGCACGACTATTGCTCAGATGAAGACCATTGCTCAGCGTCAGGCAACGAGCATGGCGCAATCAATCGCACCCGATCTTGACCCAACCGCGCAGTCGGAACTGTCGAAAGTGTTTCAAACCTATTTCGAGCTTGTCTACAGCAAATACATCAAGGGCGCTAAGGAGATGATTGATGGTGCTACGGCTACGGCTGTTGGGGCACTGATTCAGTCCACCACGGGGGCGAAAGGGCAGTCCACCGACAGTGTTGATACTCCGGCCCTGTATCAAGAAGAAATCAGGCAATTGGAACAGGTGATTGCTGCCACGAAGCCAGGGGATGACACGTCACTAAACGTGGCACGTTTGGCAGAGGCCAAGAAGAAATTTGTTGAATCCAAGGTGGCTGATCTCACGCTGTTGTTGAAGGTGGCAGCCGAGGACGGGGATCGGCCTGGTGCGCAAGCGATCTACAACAAGATTTTTACGGCAGCCGTGTCATCGGGGAATGTGGATGTCATTCTTGGGGCTTTGTCTTTGGCGAATGCCGCCGAAATTAGGATCGCTAGAAAAGCCCTCGATGACTTAACTGAGACTCTTCGGCTAAAGAAGGTGCAGGACGCGGCTTCGGCTCGGGCTGCCGTGGCGGTACGCGCCGCTGTTCTGGCTGCCGACGAACTCATCAATTACAACTCTCGTAGTCAGAGTCGCTCTTACACGGCTGCTGGTGCGGCTGCCGTGAAAGCTAATGCCACGGCTGGTTCCAGCAAGAAGGCATACAAGGAGGCTCTCAACAATCAGAAAAAGTTAGACGAGGCGTTAGCGCGGGCGAATGATAGTAAATCGTTCATGGATCAAGGGGCGAAAAGCGCAAAGGACACAGCGAAGTCTGATGCTGACAAGGCGAAGGCCGATGCCGAGAAAGCGAAGGCTGACGCGTTGGCTTTGGCTCAGGCAAAGAATGATGCAGCGGCTGCCAAAGTGGGTGGAAGTGTTGCTGCAGCACGGGCGGCTTTGGCGAATGCAAATCTGGCGCTCAATGCTGCAAAAAGCGACAGTATCGAGTATTACCAGGCGTTGAAACAGTATTACGATGCCAGGCGCACATTGTCTGATGCGATTGCTAATCAGACGAGTTTGCGTAGGCAGCTCGCGGCTGATACCACTGATCCGTTGGTCGTGGCAAAGATCGAATTGAAGGCCGCGAAAGAGAAGTTAGCCCTAGACAGGAGGCGCGGCCAGGCCGAGGATGTGTTGTTGCAGGATCAGTTGAATCTGCGTAAGGCCCGTCAAACAAAAGAACAGACAGCTTTCGATCAACGCATGAGGGATCATCAGACTGCTGAACAGTTGGGCAAGTTGTCTCATGCTGGCTACATCAGGTATTTGCAGTCTGAGCATGCCAGGTTTGCTGCTATCAAGCACCGCACTAGGCAGCAGCAGGATGACCTGAATCAGGTTGATTTGGCTCTCAAGGCCGCCAAGGATGCTTTGTCTGGGCAGTTCAACATTGGTGGCATCAAGCTGCCCACACCGTATGAGGTTCGCAGGGTTGTGCAGGCGCGTGCTGCTGCGTCGAATTATCAGGGCGGTTTCGGGGCGGCTGTGAATCCTAACGCGCGTTCAACGCAGCTTTCTTTGAGTGCGGCGGCTGCCCCGGTGGCGGCGACGAACATTTACGTCAATGGCGCTGACACGGGTGAGGTTCGTTCGATTCTTTCAACATATTTGGGGCCGACTGCAAGTCAAACGTCCGGTGCCGCTCCTCGCAAAAACTAGGTTAGGGATCATCATGCCAACGATTGCCAGACTGTACGGACAAGCCTTGACCAGTATTCTGTCTAAGAAGATCGACTTCGTAGCCGACGATGTGCGGGTGGCTTTACTGAACAACACGTATGTTCCAAATCAGGACACGAACACGTTCATGTCTGACGTTGTTGGCTTTGAACTGTCAGGTGGCAACTATTCACGCAAGTCGTTGACGGGTAAAAGTCTCACCTATGGCGGTGACACGAACACTGTGACGTATGACGCCGCCGATGTGACGTTCACTAATCTGACAGGAACTTTGCGTCATGCCGTGTTTTTTGTGAACACGGGTAGCGACAATTCCAGCCCGTTGATTTGCTGGATGGATTTCGGTGCCGATATTGCGGCAGCGGCTCAGGATTTCAAGATCGTGTTCCCGCCTCAAGGTTTGCTGCAGGCTGTGACTCCGTAATGGTTGAAGTTGCAGCCGAGTCCACGCTTATCAGTTTGGGGATTTTTCAGTACGGCTGGTTGTGGACTCTCAAAGCCAACGCCGTGTCCGTTGTTGCTGACGGTGCCGAGTTGTCTGTCACTGTGATGCCGGGGGCACCTGTGTTGCCAGGGGACACGGCTGGCATGTCGGGTGGTTATCCGTATCCGATATCTGGGACAGGGAATCATCAGGTTCTCGATCCGCCTGTTGATCCGGCGAACCCTGATGGGGCGTTCTGGTTCAGCAGTAGCAGCGCCACTGTGGGCACAATGACATTGGACTTGTCGTGGATAGCGGGAGATATTCAAACGCCGTGGGGGCTTGTCCTCGACGTGTTTGAACCCGATCCCGAAGATGGTTCCTTGGGTGATCCGGTCGCGAGTGTCACGCTGCCAGGCAACGTGGATTCCGTGAGCCTACCTGTCAGCCAGTCGCCAGGGGAAGTGTTGCTGTGGCGCGTCAGGTCACCTGGCGGGTCAGGGGCGGGTGGACATTTCGAGGCCAGTTGGGTTTTCTCGTCGGCTGGCTATTTAGCGACGTTGAACGTGGGCGACATGTCCACTGGTCAAACTTCGGCCTATGTCACGCGCACTCCTGCTGTTGTCACCGTGTCGGGGTTGGGTTTTGAGCCTGACGAGTTCGTTGACTTCACCCTTCTGGGCACAGGTAAGCCGTTGATTCCCACTCGGATTCAAACAGATGAGACAGGGTGCATCGCTGGAACAAGTTTCACTGTGCCGCCTGTTGCTGCTGGCACATATCTCATGCAGGGCGTGGGTGCTAGTTCCGGGCTTGCGGGCGTAGTCACTGTGGCGGTGGAGAATTCACCGCTGGCTAGTCCTGCTGTGTTGGCTGCCGATCAGGTTCCCGTTCCAGTGGCCCAGACGGGTGTGCGCCAGTGGGTGCTGCAGGACGCTTTGCCGGTTGCTGTTGGGGGCATCGCGCAGCTAGTCATGTCGCGTAATCCTGAAAGCGCCACGGCACCTGCGGCACCTAGGGCGTTCGCTGTTGACTCGTTAACGGGGCCAGGTTCCCAAGCTGTGTTGTGGGAGGGTGGCAAACGCGCGTTTGAATGGAAGTTTTCGGGGCGACTCGATGACATTGGCACGATTGACAAGCTGATCCAGTATTCGCGCATCAACAGAAGGTTCTGGTTGATTGATCACAGGAATCAGGCGTGGGTTGTGGCGTTCACAACTTTGGACATGACCCCGATTCGTAACTACGGGACGATCACGAGTCACCAGTATTCAGCCAGCGTGCTCATATTTAGGGGGCCGATCCAGCTCTGATGAACGTCAACCAGACAAGCATGTGGAAGTTCCAAGACCTGAACACGGGGGACAGTTACACGTTTCCCAAAAATCCGGCCAGTATGACAAGTATTCTGCCGCCTAAACAAATCCAGGCCGTGCCGGACACATTGCAACCGGGTCGCGGCAGGGTGCTCGTCAAGCCGGAGCAGCCGCTGGATTTCCAGTTCGCGGGCAGTATCAAAACTCGTGAACAGTTCAACGACTTGTTGGCCTGGTCGCAGCGCGAAACAACCGTGTTGATCACTGATCATTTCGGTCGGCAATTCATGGTTGTGTTCACCGATTTCACGGCAGATGAACGCGCGTTCAACCGCAAATATCAGTGGCGATTCAACTACACAATGAAAGGGCTACTTGTCAGACTGATCAACCCTTACATATTTGCTAGTAACAACCCGAACCCTGACCCGAACGCTATGCCCACGATAGTTGTCGATTCGATTGGTTCCATTCCTGCTGGCACCCCCGGCGGCACAGTTGTTGTTGTCTCGCCCCCGGCGATCTAGCTTCTCGGTAGCTTCTCGGTAGCTTTCGGTAGCGGCTAGTG